GGGAGCCTGTCTCTCGCTGACAGGGCAAACTATATTGAACTTGTGGACAGCGGATTCGGCTCGTTAACTTCAGCGGGCAAAGAAGCAGGCAACGAAGTACGAACTTTCGCCCGCAAGCCGGTGTACAACGACCTTACTCGAAACACAAAACAGTTTAGCCCACTGTCGAACATGGCGATGAGTGCCTTCCTGCTCGGCAAGGGTTTCACACAGAAGGTCAAGACTGTTTACAGCCCGATAACACAAATCCGTAACGTCACCTCGGCTGCACTTTTTGCTGCGGCGCAGGGTAACGTGGGCCGGGGCGCGAATGTGTTCGAGTCCGTTTCGCTTGTTCTGGAGAACATTCGCAAATCTTCGCCCGAGGATCGGGCAGCATTCTTCCGGGAGTTGCAGGAGCTTGGCGTCGTGGGTACGCAAGCGCAGCTTCGCGAACTTGAAAGAACCATTGAGGATGGCCTGTCTCGCCTGTCCACCGACGAGGTCGATCAGTTCGGCGTCAACCTCGGACAGAAAAAGTCACGAGGTCGCGCCGGTCAGTTCTTGGGGTCTATCGATAAACGCGCCAGGGATCTGTACCAAGGCGGCGACGACATCTGGAAAATCTACAACTTTGACTTCGAGCGCAGCAAGCTGGTCAATGCGTTTGGCGGGGACGTTGCTGCCGCAGAAGACTTCGCTCGGGCACAGGGTGCGAAAAGTCTGAACGCATACGCCGCCGACATTGTGAAGAACACCGTGCCAAACTACGAGCGGGTGCCGCAGTTCATCGAAGGGTTGCGCCGTCTGCCTGTTGGTAACTTCATCGCGTTCCCTGCCGAGATTGTTCGCACGTCCTTCAACACCCTGAACCGTGCCATCGACGAAGTGCAGATGGGTGCACGGATGATTCAAGAGGGCCGGGCTGCGGGCAACCAAGCACTGGTGCAGCAAGGCCGCAGTATGCGGGACATTGGCAAGCGGCGGCTCAACGGATTCGCAGCAACCACGATGGTGGCCGGTCCGGCTGTGCAGGAAACCGCACTGTATCTAAACGACCTGTCACGAGACACGCTTGACGCGCTGCGCGAGATCGCACCTCCGTGGAGCAAGAACAGTACGCTTGTTCCAACCTCCGTGGACAAGGATGGCAACATCACAGGCTATGTAGACTACAGCTTCACCAACCCGTACGACTATCTGCGCCGCCCGGTCATGGGTGTGATCAATGCGATCAACGACGGCAAGGAGCTTGACCTCGATGCCAGCAGCATTACGCTGAACGCGATGGGGCAGTTCCTGTCCGAGGTTGCCTCGCCCTTCGCCGAAGAGTCGATCATCTTCGAGCGCCTGCTCGATGTCACAGCACGTGGCGGTGTCACCAAGACAGGTAACAAGGTGTGGAATCCGGAGGATACTCCGGGTGAGGTGGGCGCCAAGTCCATGACCCACATCTTCGAGGCATTCCAGCCGACGATCATCACCGACTTTGCAAGCATCGCACAGGTCTCGCCAACCACGGGTGACGTTGAGTTCTTCGTGCCGGGGCGTCTTGGGGCCGCGCTGCTTGGGCCAGAAGGTCTCGACAAGCGTGGCAATGTTCGTCAGCTTGAGGAAGAGATTCTCCGCTACTTCACTGGCATCGGCGAACAGAAGGTTACCCCGGAGTCATCGTTCCGTTATCGCACATACGCGCACAACGAATCTGCCGTGCAGGCACAAAGAAACTTCAACCGTCAGCTTCGTGCGTTTGGTCGTACTGTCGAGGATCCATCCGTCATCATTGAGAACTATCGGCAGGAAAACGAGCGTAAGTTCAAGGTGTATAATCGTGGCTTCAAGCTGATCGAGAACATGAAGAAGCTCGGCATGGACGAGAGAGAGATCCGTCGGGCTGCGAAAGAGTTTGGCTTCTCCGGGTACAAGAAGATTCTTGCTGGTCGCTTTGACCCGGTAAACATCGATAGCGATATCATGAATGACATTACTGCGTTCTACCGTAGCGTGGGCCGTCCGTTTGATCGTCGTGGCTTGCAGCGCGAATTGAACCTGATTAAACGTGACTACCTGCGTAGACCGCTGACTGCGGAAGGTGTTGAAGAACGCAAGCGTCCAGTGTTCCGGATTGAAATGCCTGCCCAAGAAACACAAACCTCCACAGCGCCGACTCCTGCAACGGCAGCAGTGGACACGGGAGCCGCTACTAATCTCCCTCAAGCAGCGGCTCCCGTACAACCCATGACGAATCAAACCGCGCAGTCCACGATCCAGGATCCACGGACCAGAGAGTTGTTTGAAAGATTACGAGGTACTGGATAATGTTTCGTTGGCTGCTACACTTATTACGCGCGCGACACACAGGCGACATGAGTCAGCACCGTCTTCATACCACCCGGTATGAAGATCTCTGCATGTAGGGGGTAACCATGAACCTAGAACAGCTTCAACACGAGCTTGCCATCGACGAAGGATGCAAGCTCGAGATCTATCTCGACCATCTCGGCTACAAAACCGTGGGTATCGGGCACCTTATTACCGAAGATGACGAACTTTACGGCTTCGAGGTGGGCACTACGGTGTCTCAGGAGCACGTCGATGACCTATTCTACGAGGACATCCAACGAACTGTACGAGATTGCGAATTATTGTACAGCGATTTCAATGACTTGCCGGAAGAGGCACAATTATGCATTGCAAACATGTGCTTCCAACTCGGTCGTCCACGGCTTTCGAAGTTCCGAAAAATGAAAGCGGCGGTCGATAAACGGGACTGGGCCGAGGCCAGTCGCCAGATGTTGGACTCCAGGTGGGCTAGACAAACCCCGAATCGGGCGATGCGTTTGGCTCATCGGATTCAGGCGTTGGGTGATACATAAGATAGAACACGCCGCAGTCCTTGCAGTGTAGGTTCGAGACGATGAAGTAGTCCTCATCGTCTTCGATGTCGTGATCACCGCCCCAGATTACGTCACCGCCGCAGGCAAAACATTTGATACTCATCTGGATATATAACCTAATACTTTTTCTGCGGCTTTCCTCGCGGCCACCGCTTCTTTGAATGTCTTGTACGTTCCAAGTGCTGTGAACTTGCCTGCATGATAGATGCAGGCTCTCCACCTACGCTTCTTTTTTATCCAGTTCACACCCATGACACCGGAAGTATTGGTGCTAGGAAGTTTTCTATTTCTAGAATTTATTTGTGGCGTAACACACCGAAGGTTCTCGATGCGGTTGTTGCACCCATCTCCATCGATGTGATCGATTACATATCCTTCGGGGATATCACCGTGAACCAGCGACCAAATGATTCGGTGCTCATACCACACATACTTTGTTTTTTTGTCCTCACTTGTGTACCGCACTTGGCGCCTCGACCATTGGCTGTCCCTCAAACTGCCAGCCCTTTTTCCTCTTCGTAACCCTTCCTTCCAGAGTAGGACACCCGTTTCGTCGTCATATTCAAAAAGTTTTTCCCACAGCCTCATGAATCCTACCCCACCTCACCCCAGTTGTCGCCAAGCTCGGCGTCCACATCGAACGGCACCTTCAAGTCTGGTACACAATTCTTCATAATATCGACAATTTTGTCGGATTGTTCACGAGAGTTCACGCTAAAACACAATTCGTCGTGAACTGTTAGCATTGGCACCAGTCCTTCTTCATAGCACATCACCATTGCCTTCTTGGTTTGGTCTGCGCTTGACCCTTGAATCAGTCGGTTCAGAGCCTTGTAGGTGAACGCACGTCGAATCATTCCCTTGCCACCATAATCCTTAACAGCTTCTTCAAGCGGCAGTGCGCGGTTGTACCCGTAAGACCTTGGCTCCCAAGTGTCGAAGCGACACTTGCGGCCCAGCCACGTACGAATCACACCCTTGTCCATCGCTTGATTCATCGCTAAATCGGCCATGCCTTTCACGAACGGCACCTTGTCGTGATACCTGTTCAAGAGTCCCTTGGCGTCCTCCTCGGTGATGTCGAGGGTGCCAGCCAGCTTCTTACGGCCCATGCCGTACATGATGCCGAGGTTCACAGTCTTGGCTTCCTTGCGTGATACGCCAGCCATGTCCGCCACCATTTGGTGGAAATCGGCATTGCCTTCGTGGTACATTCGAACCACATCATCAATCTGTGGATCCCGCCGGGCGCCGGTCAGCGTGGCGCAATAGTGTGCCAGCCACCGTGGCTCCTGTGATGCGTAGTCAAAGCTGCCCCACTTCTCTCCATCCTCCGGGATGAAGAGACCCCGGATCATCTTCTTGATTTCGGGGTCACGGGCCGGGATTTGTTGGAGGTTCGGGTTGGACGAAGAAAATCGTCCGGTAACTGTGCCCCCTTCATCTGAACGAAGAGGGT